ATGAATCAAGAAAATAAGTTTTTTGACAAAGCAAGAAAGGTTGCACAAATGCTTGATAACCAGAGTTATATCTACACACCAAGTTCTACGGACATTACAATCCGATGGAGAAAACTTTACAATTATGTGCCAGCAAGCGAGCAGCCAAGATATATCAAAAAATGGGCTGAATTTAGGGAGATGATGAATCGAACCTTAAACGATGTAGAAATGCCTAAACCAGAAGGTGTTTTGATATGGAAAAAGCAATCAAAGTCCTTGTAGAAATAGGTATTTACATTTTGTTGCCTTTTGCGATAATTAAACAATCTTGGGATTTAGCGAATACCTGGATTGAGGAAATTATTAAATGAGAAACAAGCATTGTATGGAGGCTTTCTATAGAACCCTAAAGGAGGTTGATATTCCTACAGGGCAATCTATGATCTGTGAGCATTTCTTTGCAGCAGGATGGGATGCAGCCATTGATGCTTTGTCTCTTGCATATCAAAGGCAATTTGAAAATGATGGAGTTGATACTCAGCTTATTAGGAGAGAACCGCAAGAGCCACCATCAGACGATGACCAAGAATGATTGGTATCCTGTTTGCTTCCATAATCGGCAAGATTACGCAGCTTGGAAGTATTATCAGAGATGGGGAGACGAGGTTTGTAGTGTGTGTGATGACTGCACCGATGAGTACCAACAGCAGATGAAACGGCAGAATAGATGTTTTATGGCAGAAGCGATGGAAAGGTCTAGCAATAGCAAACGATATGCAAAATGAACCAGTATCTCAGGCAGTAATGATTGTGAGGGAAGTCGAACCCTATAAGTTTACAGTAGATATAGAGGGGTCAGATTTGTCGTTAGAGGTGTCGCAAATTATGGTAAAGTTTTTGAATGACTGCTTACAGCAGATCCATCAAGATACAAAATTGCATTAAGTGAACAGGGGTATGGGGAATGGAACAAAGAACCGAAGAATGGTATCAGGCTCGGCTTGGTAAAGTAACCGCTAGTCGGGTTTCCGATGTCTTAGCAAAAGTTAAGACTGGGGAATCTGCATCTCGCAAGAACTACAAGATGGAGTTAGTGGTTCAGCGATTGACAGGACAGCCAGGCGAATCGTTTACCAATGCTGCGATGGAATGGGGAACTGCCACAGAGCCACAGGCTAGGATGGCATACGAGGCTCATACAGGCACTTTTGTAGAGGAGAAAGGGTTTATAGACCATCCGACGATAGAAGGCTTTGGATGCTCTCCTGATGGGGTTGTAGCCGAAGGCTTGATTGAGATCAAGTGTCCGAATACTGCAACGCACATAGAGACAGTCTTGGAGAATAAAGCTCCAAGTAAATACATCCCACAAATGCAATGCCAAATGGCAGTTACAGGCGCAAAATGGTGCGATTTCGTATCGTTTGACCCTAGAGTGCCAGAGGACTTGCAGTTGCTAGTAGTAAGGGTCGAGAGGGATCAGGAGTATATCGACCAGATGGAAGTAGAAGTAAAGCAGTTTTTAAGCGAGGTCTTAGACCTATTTAATCAATTGAAAGCGAGGCAGAAATGACCTATGAAATGAAAGATGGCAGTTTTAGTTTATTTAAGAATGATCGCAAGACAACAGACAAGCATCCTGACTACAAGGGATCGATCAAGATAAATGGTGTAGAGCATTGGTTTGATGCATGGTTAAAAGATGGCAAGAAAGGCAAGTTTTTATCAGGTCGAATTGGTGATCCTAAGAAACAAGGCTTTACACCTAAAGGCAATGATGAGATGCCTAAAGATAGTGGTATTCAAGACGATGAAATACCTTTCTAAGGAAAAAACCATGAAGAAATTTTCTATAGCAATATTAACAAATTTGTTAATTTTTAGTAGTGCATATGCTTGCCAGACACAGACTATAATTGTGAATGGCAAAATAACAACTTGCACGATCTGCGGTAATGTAGTTAGCTGTTTTTAACCCCCGGATGAGTTCGGCATCAGTAGGTGCAATGCCTACACCCTTCACAAGGAGCGCCACCACCCTACCGATCATGGTGGCACTATGAATGGCCATAACACTTATGCAGAAAGAAATACTGTGCCTGATATAGGCGAACAGTTGTTTGAGCAATACTGCAAAGAAAAAAATTACAGAGTGTTTCGATTAGGTTTTGATTCTAAAAAAACAGCCATTGATAACTTCTACAAAATAAATGCAATGCTGAGAAACATTCCTGATTACATTGTAGAAACACCAAAAACTAATTTTATTGTGCAAGTAAAAGGCACAGCGAATATTAAGAAGAAAGAAGTTGAGATGATACCTCTGTTTTTAGAGTGGTATTCATGCAAAGATGCACCATTAGTTTATGCATTTTGCTTTGCGGGCGCGAAGCCTAAATTGATTTATGCTGAGAAAGTGATAGAGCTGTATAAACAGTCAGTAGATAAAGTGTGGCCAGATGGTGTGATCTACAGATCATTGCAGATATAGAGCTGCTTCAGCTTCTCTTCGCCTTGTTAGACCTCGAAAAACTTTGCCACCAGCTTTATTCCACTTCAAAAACTCTTGAGCTGCACCAACAATGTCAGCTCTATTGTGTTTTCGTCTAAGTGTAGATGCTTGTAGATTACCTAGTCCAAGATTAAATGAAAAGCTGATGAGTGCATCAAAGCGAGACTGAGTAAGATGATTAGGACATAGTCGTAATATCCCTGTTTCAAAGCGCATAAGATCTTTTTTAAGTAAATCATCTGCTTCTTGCTGTGTAATCTCTCTAAACCACTCTATAGGCAGAGTTTTGCCATCGCCTATAAGATGACCCCATCCTATTGTCCATAAGCCTATAGGATCTTGGTAGGGCTTTAAATGACATCCCTCAAATTTCTTGATGAGATTCAGTCCTTTTTCGCTAGTTCTCATCTGCGAGCATTAAATGCTTGCGAGCCAAACCAAAAAGCGATGATTGATGACCAGATAGTAATTGTTTCTTCTGACCATAAAATCTTGAGAGCTGCATCGAATGGCACAGCATGATGCCATGCATACCAAAAGCCTGCAATTTCTACAAATAAGAAGATTAAGAACATTCCATAAGTAACTGCAGGTCTGACCATAGCTCTTGCATTGATGACCCAATGCGATGCGCCTTTAGCTAGATCTGTGTCATGCTGATACATCGCGATCTTTTCGTCTTTCAGCGCATTAATTTCGATTTGATCTGTTCTGATCTCTTCTACTCTTGCTTGCGCTAAAAAGCCTTCTTTTGCTAATGTCAGCTCTCTTTCAGTTTGTAGACGAGCCATTTCTAGCTCATGCTTTTTGTCTGATCGATCTTGAAAGAAATCTAAGAATTTAGGCAAACCACCTGCAAGAAAAGATAAAAGTGTAGAAACTAAAGTAATCATTTCTTAAAGACTAAATCAGCCATCCAAGTAACAAAGCCACCAAAGACAGATGCAGCACCCATAATAGCCCAGAGTGAGCCTTTGGATCGTTCAGCCATTGCTACTAGCTTTTTGATGTCTGCTTCCATGACATCTACTTTTTTCTCCATCTGCTCAAATTGAGCTACTAGCTTGCCATATTTGTATGGATCTAAAAATTCATCACTCATCCTAGTCTCCGCTTACCTATCGACTTTTTTGCAACAGTTTTCTTTTTAGTCGCGACTTTTTTGCAAGGTTTGGAGATAGGAAACTCTAGTGTGGCTTTGTGTGTATAGCCAAATTTATCTAGCACCCAATCAATAATAAACATTGTTTTACTCCCAATTAAATTGCAATGCAGCTAACTGTTCTACAGTTGTGCAAGCCTTGATTTGGGCTTCAAACTCATCGGACTTGGTTCGAATAGCAATCCGAGCTGCTTTTGTTTCATCATCCAATGCTTTACCACCTTCTGCTGCTCGAACTACTTTCCAATCGGTAGCATTTAGGAGTGATCCAGCTTGAGCTTTGACTTGAGCAATGAATTGAGATTTAAGACCTTTGGTAACAACAATATTACCTTTATCGTCATAAATGTTTTGTCCATCAACATTGAGTGCAACAACATCCTCTAGTGCTTTAGGATTGTTGATGTTTCCATCCCAATAGAACCGATCATCAGCCCGAATTGGATCTGCTTCCCAGATTAGACCGATAGCGGCTTTATCTTCTTCAGATGCTAATCGAATCCAGTTAGCAGGGTATTGTAGATCGCCATGAGTAAATGGTATATCTAGTGGGATTACTTTGTTTCCAATCTTAAAAGGCATTTCTCTCTCCTAGCGAGCTAAAGAATATTTGAAGGGGTTTTCGGCAAAGGCAATATAAATAAAAGTTGTTCCACTATTATTGATATTTCCACCGCTATTTCTTAGTTTGAAACCATTAGATAAACTGTCTGCTAATGTATATGTTGCTCCTGCATCCGAGGCATCTGCATATAAAAGCTCACCTATTACATTAGTTGTATTCCTAGCAGTATCAATAATATTCCAGTTTCCTGTGGTGCTAGATGCTTTAGTGATGATAAGTTTAGGTCTAAACCCTGTATATACAAAAGTTCCATCAGTAGAACCATTACCTGTATATGAGCCAAATGCAGAATATCCTGCTACTTCTGCAAAGCAGTAGGCTACATGACTGTTTCCATTTCCATTTGAATAACTTGCAGTATCTATTGTAAATACAGAAGATGTTGGTGCTGTGTTACCAAAATAAGCCCCTGATGCCCAAGCAGAAGTTAGGTTCAAGAACAATGATCCTGTATGTCCTG